GTTCCAAGGAATCAGGGGCGCCCACCGCCGGTGTTAACCGGTGTGGGTCGTGCAAACGACCCATAGGCCACCAGCCGGGACGCGGCAATCACAGAATAGGTCTGTGGTTGCCTGGTGATCCCTCGAGCAACAACTCGAGGAACCACCTGTCCCGGTTCTCCCTTGCGCGACGCACTAGTCGGTCCCGAGAATTCACTCGGTCCCGAAGTGCCGTCGCGGAAGGTACTCCTCCCTTGATCTGTCTGCGCACCCACTTGTGAAAGAGGCGTGCGTACTTACGGACAGACACGATCTCCGTCGCGATTGGAGGGAAGGGTGTGTCCGAAAACACCCTTGCCCTAGCGAAGTAGGCCATCTGGTCACTAAGGTGACGGACGACCAACTTGCTCTGAACCTCTGGGGCGGGGTTCTTCGTATAACGAAGGATCCTGATCTCCAGAGATCCAGCCAACCGCGACTCCGAATTGGCTCGCGACTCCCAGACAGTCGGATCTCCGGCCTCGGCCCACGAGGGTGGACCGAGCGGAACCGTACTTGTCCCGCTTCCGTACAGGAAGCGGCCCAGGGCGAGGCGGACCTCAAAGGGTGCTGACACCCTCTGAAGCCCGCCCCTCCTGGGGGGGAGTCCTGCGCCACCCAGGCTGCGTGGCAGGGTTGCCGAGAGTCCACACTCTCGGCACCTTCTCCACGCATCCGGCCGAAGGGCGGCAATCACATGCCGCCCCCTCAGCCGGCGCCCGGGCTCGGAACCAAGGGACTCGTAGGCAGCGCCGATTTCATCGACGCTGTTGCCCACGAGCCCCTTGATGGGGATCGCCCGCGACCACCTCCAGGTTGACCGACTCACGAAGACAGACATCTCCGTGAAGTTCCCCCCTCCTTGTGACAGGAAGTCCTTACCGGGCGACCGCTTGCCGTTGCAGCGCAAGACGATCGACCGATAAGCTTCGATCACAGGAAGGGGCCAGCGCGCGATCAGGTCGTCGCCGCCAATGGCAGCGCACCTGAGTCGTGTTCTGGGGTCAAGACCCACGACGGACCAGGAGGTCTCGACCCACCAGGCGTGCATGATCGATAGGACGGGCCAAGTTGGCCCCAGCCCCATCAAAATGCCGCAGGTGGATCGGATCTCCTGGCCCCACGGGTAGCTAAGGTCCTGAGGGCCCGTAAGGGCCATCAGGGCTTCAGCCCAGAGAGGTGGTAATCCATCCCACCCGTCGACGATGCCCATGACTATGGCGAAGACCAAGTCGTGCGGCATCCGGTCCGACGCAGCCGACAGGTCCGTCGAGACGATCCAGTGGTCCTCCTTGGAGGACTCCAGAACCGTCTCCACGGCCTGCCGGCGGTCGCCTCGTAGGAACGAGGAACAGGGGCCGTAACGAGACACTCCCCGAAGGAGTGCCTTGTTGAGGCACGACCCGGCGACCGTCGCGTGGGCGGAAGGAGCGGATACAATCCGCTGCTTCCAGCCCCGCTCCGGCAC